GATTTGGATACTGGGGCAAAGTGCGCGAAATCGCAAATGTCAAAGAGCATCCCGAGGGTGAGGTTTTGCATGATGAAAATGGCAATGTCATCTATTTAACCGATGAAAATGGAAAACCTATAAAAGGCAGTGATGGAAAGTTTATCACTCTGTATCGCTTTTTAAAGCCAGAGGAAGAAAAGCATTTACAAAAAGGCTCTAATGGCGCTGTTTATATGTTCTACAATGGCATTTTTAATTCACCAGATGATGCTGCGGGTAATGCTGTCCAATTGGCTGTTAATAAAAATGATCCCCTTTATTTTACATACTTTCCCCAAGCTGACGATGTGCTCGTAGAGCTCGGGGTAGCATTTTATCAAAAGTTTTGGGAGGGTAGCAGTTGGGGATTGAGTAATTCGACAAAGAAGTTCCAAGATTTTATCTATCGTTATGGCAATACAGGGGCAATTGTTAGTGCGCATAGCCGCGGTACCACAACAGTAAGCAATGGAGTAAATGACTTTAAAGAGCATGGTATCTACGGTGTAGCTACGAAAACAGACTTCTATCTTGTTGGAGCGGCTGCTCACACTCAATCGATAGCAAATACAGTAGATGAGATAAGCTATGGCGAAAAAAATTACGTCTACACACAAGGCCACCTATTAGACCCCATTAGTACAGTGATTGGTTACAATTGGCCTACGGCTTATGGGGTACCTTTCAAACTATATTATTTATTTCCACCAGCAATTGCAGTGAGAGAGGAAGGGGGAGCAGTCTTGGGCTTTAAGCCTAGCACCCATAATTGTTATGGTGATGCGGGTGATGCGTGTAAAACTAATTACGGTTCATTTCCTTTTAAAAAACTTTATTCAACGAGAACAGGGAACAAAAAATGAAAATGTTGTTTAAATTATTAAGTCTGCTTATTTTGTTAACGGTCACTGGATGTGACATTGAAAACATTGACAAACCTGCTCCAGAGTACGTGAGTATGTGGGAGAAGTTAGATGCAGATTCTACTGAAGTAGGAAAAGCCTTATTAGAATGTGGAATGCCGAGCCTTATTGATCTTGATTCAGCAAACGACAATCGCAGCTTAAATCAAATAGCAACAATCCATATTTGTATGATTCAAGCAGGATTTCGTTATAAAGGGGGAGGGAGGCCGTGTTATACTTTTAGAGCTGAAAACCTCCCCATCTGTCGTTCAGGCGCTGTCATCCCAAAACGAAGTGTTGAAAAGCGCTTAAATAGCCCGTTTTGTAAAAGGTATAAAAACGCGGATGAATGCCAACCTTAAGCCTTACTGCTGATCGCAATCAACAATCCGCCATCCTATAACGTTGCGTCACAGGATGGATTTTGCTATATTCTTATCGGTTTATAAGAGAAAGCCTTGTCCATCCTTATGTGACAAGGTTTTTTTTATGCCGCGTCACTTTGACGTTGCGTTTTGGCTTTTTCAATCACATCCATCAGATCCGATTGTAACCAACGCGATAAAGAACCAAATTTTAAAGGCTTTGGTAAAGATCCATTGGTGACATGACGGCGGAATGTTGAAACGCTTATATGCAATAATTTTGCACTTTCACGGTCTGTAAGAAGAACATCATTTTCAGTCATAATTTATCCTTTCAATCTAAAAAAATGGAAACAAATCAATAACCATTTATTAACCATATTTTAGAATCACTGAAAAGTAAGTTTGTTCATAAAAAACAGTATTTTATGAGCTATTTTCTCATTTGATAATTTATGAGTCTTATTGAAACGAAATGAGAGAACAAAGATAGAAAGTTATCCACAGATAATGGAATAAAAATGGGGTACAAGACCCCATCTATTAAGATTGCCCCGTGACATAAGCCGCCCATTTATCCATATAAACACGGCGCTGTTCTAAATAGTCAGTACGACGGTAGGCACGTTCTACTTGTCCACCGACCACATGACCTAGAATGGTTTCTGCTACCTCATAGGGAGCATCGGTTGTTTCTGCTAGCCAATCGCGTAAACTAGACCGAAAACCATGGGGGCATGCATTAAGTCCAATTTTTTTCATATATTGCGACATACAGCGTTCAGCAAGGGGACCGCGACCGGTTGCAGAAAAAAAGAACTCATTGCGAGAAAGTAAACGTGCTTGTTTCAAAATTTCTAATGCTTCTTTTGATAAGGGCACGCGAAACTCTGTTGTAGCATCACGCCTTCCTTTCATATTTTCAGCAGGGATTGTCCATAGATCACCATCAACCTGATCTTTATGGATATGACGTAGAGGATAAGTACGAACGCCTGTCAGGATAAGCAAACGCAAAGCCAGATATGTTATGGTTGTTGTTTTACAAAGCGTTTGATAAAAGGCAGGGACATCTTTCCAATCCATAGCTGGTCTATTCGTGATCTTATGGCGTTGTTTGCCTAATAAAGCTTTTGCTTTTTCTGTTGCCTGTAAATCAACATCCAAACCTAGTGCAGCAGCATGTTTAAGACAAAGATTAAGGCGCATCAATGCTGTTCGAGCAGTTCTAGCTTTTGTATGCCAAATGGGAGCGAGAACTTTGCGTATATCTGTTTGTGTAATCTCTGAAACGGGGAGGCAGCCTAATTGGGGGAGAATATGAAGTTTTAAAGGTAAAAACCACACACCATTTTTACCATCTCCTTTTAGTTCAGCTTTACGAGTTTCAAAAGCATCTAAAGCAATATCTTTTAAATAATGCAGATTACGCATTGCCTCACGCTTTTGTTTCTCACGTTCTTTAATAGGGTCACGACCCTCATTCAAAACAGAACGCCATTGGGTTGCCAATTCACGGGCTTTTTTTAAAGAGACATTTCTTAAAGCACCCAAGCCCATTTCACGGCGCCGCCCGTGGATGGTATATCTGTAAATCCATTGAGCACCCCCATCTTTACGCTTATGAAGTAACAAGCCAGCACCATCATTATATTTGCCGGCACCCAATGTTGCGACAGCCCTTGCATTAAGACGATTCATAAGAGGCATTTTTATTCCTTTCTTCTCTATTTTTTATCCACACACTCATCCCACTTGTGATGTGCAAGGGGATGATTTTGATTGATTCAAGATAAGCAGGTTTGAGATGAGAGAATCTTAGGATATTCGGGACTCTCATTCAACATGCAAAATGATAAATTATCTTTATAAATCAATGCGTTGAACACTTCGATTAAAGCGTTTGTTAAGACGGCGTTTTCTGAGGCGAAATTAAAGATTGGCAGCACTTATGGGGGCAATGAGTTTAGTGAAAAGGACATCAAAGCCCAAGGCACACAGGATTTTACGCCAACAGATCAAAAGTCTTTTGTTGCAGATGATAAGGAGATGACCCTTTATGCAACGCGAGACAAAACAACAGCTGCTGGTGAATGTGTTGTGGTCGTACAATTCGTGACAAATCATTGAGGGGATAAGATATGGCAGATTATTTACCACAGCCCTTGCAAGGGAGAAATCTTCATACCCAGCAGGTGAGTTTCTTACGTCTTAATTTTAGCTATGAAGATAAAGAAAACGCTTTGAAAATAGGCACACTACCCCGAGGTGCTTTGATTACTTCAATTAAAGTATTCATCAAGACGGCGTTTACGGACGCTAAGGTAAAAATAGGCAGTACTGCTGGAGGAACTGAATTTGGTGAAGCGGAAATCAAACAACAGGCAGTCAAAGAGGTCAAGCCCACCAATCAGAAGGAATTTGTCCCTTATGATAAAGAACTTACTCTCTATGCTAAAGCCGACAAGACAGTACAAGCTGGTCAAGCAAGTATAGTCGTTGAATTCGTGACTAATCACTAGGCTTGAGGGGAGAGATGTATTAGCTCCCCTCACGGATTTATGGAGTAGATTGTACGCTTAATTGCAAATTAAGGGCAGAGAGCACAGCAACTAAAGTAGAAAGTTTAGGGTCACCTGTTTTGCTTAAAGAGCGGTATAACCCACTACGTTCGCGATTGGTTTCTTTTGCTAAAGTACTCATATTTTGGGCTCTAGCAACGATACCAAGGGCATCCGCTATATGTGCAGCATCACCGGTTTTGAAGGCTTCATTGAGAAATATTTGTTGAGATTCTGGTGTTGTGAGATATTTCTCTGGTTCAAATGGGGTTATTTTCATTACTATACTCCTCTTTTAACTTTAACGCTTGTTCAATATCTTTTTTCTGCGTTGATTTATCTCCACCACATAACAAAAGGATAAAATCAGAGCCTTTTTGGGTAAAATAAATTCTGTAACCAGCACCATAGTGAATACGTAATTCACCTATGCCATGAAAGAATTTAACATCACCTAAAAGACCTTGTTTTAATCGTACAACACGTTGAAGAATAATAGCTTGAGCGCTTTTATCTTTGAGTTTCTTAAGCCAAGTATCAAATTCTACAGTTTTATGAATAGTTACCATCTGAGTACTATAGTGCACAGATGATAATACGTCAAGAGTAAATTTCTACGGAAAGGTTACATGATGTCACGCCATTATATAACGATAAGAACTGGTGGACCGATACAAGATAATCAAGATGTTTTTCGTCACAGAGGAACATTTGCAAGATTGATATCGGTCATTCAGGATGAGATAGATGACATTACGGATGAGTTTGTTCCTCAAATACAAGAAAGTATTTTTGCAGCCATTCGGTTTTGTGAACGAGAAACATTTTACTTTAATGAGAGCCGTGATGTCACCTTCACCACACAGGCTGGCAAGGGGGGGTATGATGCGTCTGATACTCATCATATTGAAACAGCTGTCAAAATTCAGAATATTTTCCTTAACTCAGGGCACAATAAGTCTGAATTGGAGCGGAGAAACCATCTTTCCTTAGAGCCTTCGTTGCTCTCAGGACAGCAGGGAACGCCGGTTTGTTACAGTTATTTTGATAGGAAACTGTATCTCTATCCCATACCAGATAGAGCCTATCAGGTACAACTCATCCTCTCACCCATGCGTTTAGAAGAGCTTACGGATGTTCATCAGGAACACCCATGGTTTGTCCACGCCTTTGATCTGATCAAAGCACGGGCAAAATATGAATTGTACAAGAATATCTTGAAAGAACCCGATTGTGCAGCCGCTGCTTACAATGACTTCGAGGAACATTTGCGGGAATTGCGTGCAGAGACTTCAAAGCGCCATAACGTAACAAGAATTGTCCCAACGGATTTCTAACATGGTTTATTTCCCCATTGCAGATTACAGACCGGATGTTGCGGTTGTTAACAGCAGTTTTACCGATACACTTGTGAATGTTTTACCGGCAGACGGTTCTTACATTCCTATGCCAAGTGCAACGGTTATTTCTGCTCCTTTAGAGGAAAAGCCATTGGGTTCGATCGCCTTTAGATCAGGTGATGGTGTTAAAATCATCGTAGGAGGAGCACAAAAGCTTTATGCTTATGATAATCAAACGCGCGGTTGGAAAGACATCAGTCAAACGGGTGTAACCTATCATGCCAACGAAGAGAACAAATGGTCTTTTGCTCTTTTTGGTGAGAGAATTATTGCGGTCAATAAAAATGACAAACCACAGGTGTTCAATGTTAAGAGTTCACAACGGTTTGAAGATCTAGGAGGCAATCCACCGAAAGCAGGATTGGTCAAGGTTTGGGGACCTTTTGTTTGTTTGATGCAATTGACAGATCACCCCAATCGCATCCATTGGTCAGGTTTGGAAGATGCAACCCATTGGACAGTTAAACAAAAAGATTGCGATTTTCAGGATTTTCCGGATGGGGAATATGTACAGGGTGCGACAGAATCGACCAATCCCTTGGTTTTTTTACGCTCTGCTGTTTATGCGGGAACCTTTATTCCGGGTTCTAAGATTGTGTTTACGTTTCAAAAGATTCATGACAAGCGAGGAGCAAGAAGTGCACAAGCCATTGCATGTTGTGGCAATAATGCTTTTTTTGCTGGAGATGGTGGCTTTTATCAGCTTGGTCCGGATGGACAGCTTTTACCAATAGGTTTTGAAAAGGTCGACCGAACAGTGTTTACGACTTTTGATAAGCTTGCCCTTGATGGGATGCAAGGGGTGGTGGATCCTGTTCATAATCGTGTTTACTGGTCTTTGAAGAGTGGAAATAACCAGCAAACCACCTTTGTTTATGATTGGGGCTTGCAGAAATGGTCAACAATCCAAGGAGAGCTTTTAAGCTTATTTCCTGTTTTTACGACAGGCTATACCTTGGAGCAATTGGATGAGGTTTCGACAAGCCTTGAAAGCTTACCCGCTTCTCTTGACAGTTCAATATGGCAAAGTGGGGCACCGGTTCTTGGTGGTTTTGATGGTCAAAACAGGCTTGTTGTGTTTACAGGCGCTCCAATGGAGGCGATTGTTGTCTCACAAGAGATGGGGGCACCAGATGGGAGCTTTAGCTTCTTCACCAAGATGTTTGCAGAGGTTGATACTCTAGAAGGGCTCTTGAGTATAGGGGAGCGTGGAGTTCGTAATCCGCACACGCCCATTACATGGCATAAAGAGCGGATCTGTTCTTTTGTCACTGGTACTTATCATGGGCGTTCACGCAATCGTTATCACCGTTTTAAATTGCGTATCCCAGAGGGAGTGCGTTGGAACCATATCACGGGCTTTAATGTGGATTTACGACCTTTAGGCAGACGTTAATGGCAAAAGTGTTTCTCACCTCTTCTTGGGATAGGGAACGTATAGCCCCTTATTTTGAAGAAATCTTTGCAGCCTTTGGTGCGTATGTGGAGCGTTTTAAGCACGAGCTTACTTTGCAACAGCTTATCGAAGAGATTTGCACTGGCAAGAAGCAGTTGTGGCTGGTGCTTGATGATGATGATCGGTTTTTGTTGGCAGTCACGACGCAAATCCAGACAACGGTTTTAGGGAAGAAGCGTGCTCTCATTTGTGATTGTTGTGGTCATGGCGGGTTAGAGCTTATCGACAATCTGAAGTTTGCAGAGGATTGGGCGCGTGAGAATGGTGCTTTTGAGATGGAGATTTTGGGTCGTTTAGGATGGCGACGTGCATTGAATAAGCAAGGCTACGGGATAGACATGATTTATTACAGGAAGGAATTAGGAAATGGGGAGTAGGAGACCGGAAGTAACGGAACAAAAGCAAGTACAAAGTAGTGGACCGCCTTCTTGGATGGAGAATGTTTTTAAACGGGGCGGTGCAGATGCGTCCCATCTTTATAACTCAGGTGCTGGTGGTAATGTTTTTATGGGACCACGCGTTGCACCTTTGAGTGCTCAAACGCGCTATGGAATTAGTGGTCTTGGAAGTATTCCTCATCATTATCAAAATCTCTCTTTGATGAATACAATCTACAATCCAACGTCGTCAGCAAATAATCTTGGAACAATGGCTTCAGGTGGTATGGTTGGACAGAATCCATCTTTTAATGCTGCGCTTCAAAATAGCTTAGACCGTGTAAGAGATACGATTAACAGCTCTTTTGCAGGTGCAGGTCGTTATGGTTCAGGTGCTCATACAGGTGTATTGGCAAATGAACTTGGTGCTTTGTCTACAAGTGCTACAGCCAACCAGTATAATCAGGATGTGCATAATATGATGCAAGCGAATTCACTGATAGACCAAGCCAATCAAAATCAATTGGGAGCATCAAATAACTTCTTACAGGGTTATGGCAAGGCCTATTCCAATGCCATACAGGGGGGAGGGGTGCTTGATGCGTATAATCAAAGGCTTGTTGATGCTAATCGCGAGCGGTGGATGGAGCAAGACAATAGCGGTTGGAATAGGTTGAACATGTTGATGAATGCAGGGCATGGCTTTGCAAGCAACTATGGCACAACAACGAATGACGGAACATCTTCTGTGACGCCAGGCAACAATCCTTGGCAGAATGCTATGATGGCGATTTATGGAGCAAAGCAAATAGGGCAAGCGGCTGGAAAATATTCAGGATTGGGAGGATAATGTTATGGCTTTTATTGATCGTATACCGAACGCTAAACATCTAGCACTTAAACCGCCAAGAATGGTATTACAGGAATACGTACAGCAATTTGAAAGACCGGAATATAAAGTACCGGTTTTGCCTAGTGCTATTTCTATGAATAATCCTTTTAATATTGGTTCCGTTTCTCCTGCTCCAATAGGCTCTATTTCTGCGATTGATAATCTCTCTCCTCCTCCAAGTGTAGAAGATCATACATCTGTTCCAAATAAACCATCAGTTACATTACAGGAACAGCGTCCTGAATCAAAACTTAGTTTTTGGGATAAGCTTTCTCGTTTTTCAGATTCTGATGTCAGTAAAAAAATTGATGATTTTCTTTTAGGCGCGATATCAGCTAGCCCAGATTCGACTGGATGGCAACTTTTTGCAAAAGGTCTTCATAATTTGCGCGAAGGCGATAAGCAAAGAGAGCAAGTTAACCAAACAGTCGAGTATCTGAAATCTCAGGGCATGAGTGAAGAAGAAGCACAGCTTATGGCTGGGAATAAGAATGCTTTTAATGCGTTTTTGGCGCAAAAAGTAAACGGTGGCAATGGTCTTTCTTCTAAAGCAGAATTGGATCGTCAACGTCAAATGATAGAACTCAAAAATAGTGAAGCGATTAGTAGTCATATGCTTAATGATATCAAGCGTTTTATGGATTATGTGAAGAAAGACCCTGATTGGAATACGGGAAACTTGGCTTCTGCTAAAGCGTATCTGATGTTTCCTCAACACCGTGATATGAAGTCACTGCTTGATTCGATTAAAGGTCGTATAGGTATTGACCGTTTAGAAACCATGAGACAGTATTCACGCAATGGTGCTTCTGGTTTTGGAAATCTAACAGAAAAAGAACTTGATATATTACAAAGCTATTTAGGTGGGCTAGATTATAGCTTGAGTGGCCAAGAGCTGATGCATAGGTTGCAAGCAATAGATAAGATTTTGAGAAAAATGAAATCCAATGTCTTGTCTTTGTTAGAGAGTAATACCATCCAATTGACAGAAGAGAATGTGAGAAGAGTTACATCAGAGACGGCTTCTACAACTCCTCAAAAAATGTCAGATAATTTGCCTGTTGTGACCAGCAAAGAAGATATTAAAAATCTTCCTGTTGGGAATAGAGCTATAGTGCAATATGGTCATGACAGTTTCGAAATCGTTAGGGATAGATAAATGGTTCATCATAATAATTCTCATCAAGATTTCCCTGATTTTGGTCCTGGCATAAGAGTTATTCGTCGTATTCCCAAGAATGAATATGATAACTCGACAGAAGAGATTTTTCCTGATTTTGGTCCTGGCATAAGAGTTATTCGTCGTATTCCCAAGAATGAATATGATAACTCGACAGAAGAGATTTTTCCTGATTTTGGTCCTGGTATAAGAGTTATTCGTCGTATTCCTAAGAATGAATATGATAACTCGACAGAAGAGGAACCACAAACAGAACATCACTTCTCTGATAAAGATCTTGGTGTGTGGGATGCGATTAGGAGCCATGGAGTATCTGGTCTTACAGCAGGTTATAGTGATGAGATACAAGCGGCGAATGAAGCAGGTTTTACGGATTATTGGCGTGGCGATAAAAAAGCAGAAGAGACCTATAACAGGAGGGTAGCAAAGGAACGCGCTTACCAGAAAGCATTGGAAGAGAAACACCCCGTTTTGTCTAATTTGGCTTATATGGCTGGTTCGATATTACCAACATTGGCATCATTGGGTATCCCTGGACTAAATTTTTTGAGAGCAGGTTCGACCTTAGGAAGCCTTGGTAAGGGAATGATTGTAGGGGCAGGTTCTGGTGCTTTGCATGGCTCTGGTGCTGGAGAAGGATACAACGATACGGTAAACTCTGCGTTAGCCGGTGGTGCTGGTGGAGCTGTTTTGGCGCCGGTTGGTTCTTTAGCCGGTATGGGGATTTCTAAGGTAGCTCGTAGTATAGGAAATACTGTAAAGGACGCTCCACTTGTCCAGAGATTTTTTAATCCGGCTCATAGGCAAGTTTCAAACCAAGCATTGAGAAGAGTTGCTAGGGAGCTTTACAATGATGAAGCTCCAAATATTATCGAACGCCTTAATTCTGAACCTGATATGTTTTTGACAGATATTAATCCAAAACTACGACAGGTTTTGTTTGAAGCGTCTAAAACGAATAGAGATGTTTCTAATATTTTGGCACAAGCGCATGAGAAAAGATTAGGAGGTTCTGTCCAACGTCTCGATGATATTATGGATCAGAAAATTGCACGTTATCAACATAAGGATACTTTTGAAAGAGCTCTTAAAGAGAGTGCGGAAAAAGCACATGGACATCTTTATAAAGAGGCGTTTGCAACTCCTATAAAAGGTAAAGAAAATTATCAAAAACTTGATAAGCTTTTTGGAAATCAAGCATTTAAAAAAGCTGTTAATCAAGCAGCTAAAAACTTAAAAGAGCACGAGGGCAAAGCAAACCCTAAGAGATTTAATTCCAAATCTTTTATACATATCAACTATAGGCCTACGATGGAATTATTAGATGAAACAAAAAAAGTTCTTGATGAATGGATCAACAAGTCTAAAAATTCTGGTGAGATGCAAAATTTTTCTAAATATCAATCGATTAAAGAAGCCTTGGTAGCAATAACAGACAAAATTTCACCTACGTATAAAACAGCACGTGCAAGTGCTGAGAAATATAAAGTCTTTGCAAAGAGCTTTGATGAAGGCAGTAAAGCTCTTTCCAAGAGCCTTGAAAAGAGTGAAGTGATGAATGCTGCCAGAGAAAATATTATTAAAGGCATATTGAGAGATAAAAATAATGCCTATCATACAAAGAATGCTTATCGTATGGGAGTAAGAAATAAATTACACAGTATATTACATGAAAAGAATGAGGGCTTTAATGAATTTATAAAGGTTTTAGAAAAGAATGCTGCATCTGAGAACCTTAAAAGGATCATGAAACCTCACCGGTTTGCTACTTTTAAGAAGGCTGTGGATCAAGAGAAATTCTATTCTGATGCGGTAGAGAAGGGCTTTGATGAATTTACAGGAACTCCTGAATTTTCTATTTTAGATGGCGTTCGTTCACCAAACAGTATCCCTGATACCGCAACACAAGCCGTTAAATTAGCACGAAACATATTTTTCCATCCTAATTCACCAGAAATTCTTAAGGCAAGGCAAGAGATAGAACGCGGTATAGCAAAATTAGCAACTTTCGGAGTTGAAAACATGAAACCAGAGGAAATTGCTCAACTGATTCAAAGTGCTTTGAAATGGCATAAAAAAGGAGTCATAGCAGATGAAGGCATGAAAATTATTTCTAGAGCTATAACAAAAGGATTAGGCCCTAATGCTTCAATAGAGTACGCAAAATGACTCGTTATAGTCCTTCGATAGAACAAGCGATACGTGAAGCGGCATCACGCTATGGCTTGCCTGAGAGTTATTTGTACCGTGTTGCACAGATTGAAAGTGGTGGTAATCCGAATGCAAGAAACCCGCGTTCCTCTGCTGGTGGACTGTATCAATTTATAGACAGTACAGCCAAGCAATATGGCTTGCAGGATAGGTTTGATCCTATACAAGCAGCGGATGCAATGGGCAGACTTACACGGGATAATCGTAATCATTTAAGCCGTGTTTTGGGAAGAGCACCTAGCGAAGCGGAATTATATTTAGCCCATCAACAAGGAGTAGGAGGAGCAGCGCGTCTTCTTCAAAACCCGCAAGCCCATGCAGCACAAATTGTTGGCAGCAATGCCGTTGGTTTGAATGGGGGCAATGCTGGTATGCGGGCTGGTGATTTTGTCAATCATGTCTTGCAAATGTACGGAGGAAAGCAGCCTTATCGTGCAAACCCTGTTGGTAGAGGGAGTGTACCTCCACAGGGTAACAGGGATAACGTGCTTGCCTTTTTAAGAGCCTTGCTTTCTTCACAGCAGCAAGAAGCCTCAGAAGAAGACCAGAGTGAAGAAGACAATCCTCTGCTGTCACAATTTATGAGAGCCTTTTACGGTCCTTTTTATAGGGTATAGGATTCACGAACATGTCGACAATTTATGATTGGTCGCTTAGAGCGTCTGAGAACACGCATGCCGATAATTTGGTTAACTGGTCAGAAGGGCAATTGCCAAGCACGATCAATAACAGTGCGCGTGGAATGATGCAGCGCATACGGGAGTGTCTATCGGATAGAGGTGGTTCGATAGAAAGCACATTTCATGTTGATCACAACCAACAAACGACAGCCATTACGCTCCAAACCAAATCGCAATTTAGAGAGTACAAGAATGATATAGTGGTGCGCTTTAAAGCGAAGGGGAAGAATGTTGGTGTAACCACGGTTGCTCTCAATAGCTTGCCTCATAAGCAAGTTTACAAAGCAAAAGATGTTGGAGGGGCGGTTTCCTTAGAGGGTGGAGAGATCCAAAATGGTTGCATCTATACGCTTACCTATGATGAGGTTCTTTCAGGATGGCAGCTTCTTAATCCTACACCTAGACAGTCACAATTAGGTTTAGAAAGTACCCCTTACCCATCAGGCTTTATAGGGACGTTTGCGATGCAAGCGTTGCCTTATGGTTGGTTGGTCTGTGATGGGAGTGCATATTCACGAAGCCTTTATAGTGATTTGTTTGCGGCAATAGGAACGGTTTGGGGAAGTGGTGATGGCTATCGAACATTTAATATACCGGATTTGCGGGGGATGTTTTTGCGTGGGCTTGATGATAGTCGCAATATTGATACTGGTCGGAGTTTTGCAAGTGTGCAAGAGGATTTAATTCAATCCCATAAACATTCTGGTCAGAGGATTTCTACTTCCCCTATGGATGAAACCCAAGAGAATTTATGGCATGGTGATGCGACGATCTTATGGGGTCATTTGCTTGATGAGGCGCAAAAAGCGAGGGTTAGTGGCAGTTCAGGGATAAGAGAAGAGGACATCCGAAGTTATGATATCTTGGCATTGCCTTCTGAGCAATCTCAAGGCCATCGTTTGACGGAATTAAGAGATGGCGAAAATGAAACGCGCCCGATCAATGTCTCTGTTGTTTTTGCGATAAAGACCTGAGGGGAACATGTCGACGATTTATGATTGGTCTTTGACGGCGTCTGAGAATGCGGGCGCCGATAGCGTTATTAATTGGTCAGAGGGACAAGCGCCCCATACAGTTAATAACAGTGCACGTGGCATGATGCAGCGTTATCGGGAGTATTTATCAGAGAGTGGAGGAGCGGTTGAGAGTGTTGTTGTTCATTTGGAGCATGAACAGACAACCATTCGCTTAACAAGCAAAACAGAATTTAGAGAGTACAAGAATGATAGAGTTGTACGCTTTAGATCAAATGGCTGGAACATTGGAGCAACCACGGTTTCGGTTAATTTGTTAGAAGGTAAACCCGTTTACAAGGCAACGCAAACAGGTCTTGTCCCCCTTACAGGATCGGAAATCCAACCCAACTGTATTTATACGCTCGTGTATGATGAAGCGGTTTCAGGTTGGCAGTTGCTCAATCCAACGATCAAAACCGTTCCCTTTAGGCGTTTGCCTACGGGTTTTATAGGCAGCTTTGCCATGGAGATATTACCGGATGGGTGGTTGTTGTGTGATGGGCGTGCGTATTCACGGGACAGTTACCGTGATCTGTTTGCAACGATAGGAACTTTATGGGGGGAAGGAGATGGGGCAACAACGTTTCAGGTTCCTGATCTGAGAGGGATGTTTTTACGGGGCTATGATTATTTAGGGAGTGTGGATAGAGAGCGAAGTTTTGCTAGCACGCAACAGTGTAGCTTGAGGGATCATGAACACAGTCTTTGGATTACGGCTTCATACGAAAATTCTTCGAGACGTGGGCGTGATCTTTCATCTGTTGAATCTTCACATAGACAACGTCGAAGTGCGGATCCAATGAGTGAGTGTTTACGGAAGTATTCCAAATGGGATGATGTTGAGGAGTGTATCCTCTCATTAGAGAGTGAGGAAGAGAAACAAGCGCGTAAGGCAGAAAATTTACGGCGTAGAAATAGTATGAAAGGCTGTTTTTCTTCGAATCTTTGGGATGGAGACAATCCTGATTGTTTTGGAGTGTTTCCATCTGTTGATCATGAGAATGTTGGTGAGGAGGAATGTGTTGGCTTAACAGGGGATGCCTTGGAGAGATGTAATAGGGGCTTTGACGAAGCAACACAAACACCTCCATCAACTCCTACTAGGAGAAAAACACCCCATACCTCTCATCCTTTTTTTATCGCACACGACCAGAGATTTTCCCCGTATCTCATTCCCAAACGCTTTGGAGAAGATCTAGGGGAGCATGATCATATTCTCATGCCGGATAGTTATGGCGGAACAGAAACACGTCCACGCAATGTGTCTGTTGTGTTTGGAATTAAGACGTGAGGTTATGTGATGTTATCAAAACCTTTTGCGATATCAGAGCTTAGCGATCCGTCTCAAGTACGGGTCGTTTTGTATTCGGGGTATTGTATCAAAAAATACAATAAAGTCAATAGTTTATATGTATTTATTTTATTTGAATCCCCTTAAGAATCCACACTTTTATGCACGATTCAATTGACCATTTTTTACAAACAATAGTCATCTATAAACAGAGCATAAAAAGCAAATCATGATGCGAATATTATAACGCATGTGAGCATTCAAATGAAATGCAAAGCTGTTATCATTTATAACATCTCATAAATTTTATGATACGTTTTATCACATAAATCGCATTGTTTAAAACGCAATCGTTTGAAATTGTCGATAACAGAATTCCATAGGTTAAAGACATATCGATTTTATCACGCTTACTAAAAATTTAGAAAACGGGAGTAACTACTCAATGTTATATCTTATGATAATCGATATTCTTTTTTAATGATATAACGCAACGGGTATCAAAAGCTGTTTTGATAATTACGATTTAAAAACAATAAAACCCAATTAGGATTGCGTAATTTTGGTCACCCCAAATTTGGGGGCAGCTCTTTAAGATAACTATAGCGTCTTTAAATGCAAAGATTTGAAACGTTTTCTTTTGAAAGGGGAGAATCTAAATTTGGATTGGCTAATTTTACTCACCTCAAAAATGAGGGCACCCTCTTTATAAACAGAGAGAAGTTAGGTTATTTTTCCAATTCAAAAATGAGCTTAATACCTTTTAAAGAAGCGTTTTGATAGCATGCTTTTTTTCAAATTGACCGCCTCAAAAATGAGGGCGTTGTTATGAATACGTTTCAAAAGAGGTTTATAACCATCACAGAGCTAATAGGCTTTTTTTTATTCAAATGTGATGATCTAAAAGAGCGCTTGCAGAAGCATTCCTTTATATTCTTTTGAATAAGTTTTTAATAAAGAGAATAGAGCACTTGCGATATTAATACATTTTGTATATACGCATTTATTCATTTGTTAATTTGTATTTTTTAGTTACATTTCTACTCACAAGCCGTGTCATAAATGGGCACGGCTTTCTTTTTTGCATTTTCTGTCTTTTCTTTTGAGATGGCATTAACCCATAAAAAGCGCCCCCGCGTTTGTTGATTATTCATTTGTCTCAATTCTTTCAATAATTTCCATAAGAATATCACTTTTAGAAACTTCTTTATTTTGGGGAACCTCTTTAACCTTACTTTGTCGATTGAGTTTTGCACGCCCACAAACACGCCCCCAGACCTTGACAGTATGAGCAACCTGAGCCTTTTCATAAACAGAGCCATAAATTTCAGCACAGCCACTCACTTTTGCATAGTCATAAACCTTGCCATAGATTCTTGCACGGTTGTTAATAACAGCATGACCATAAACCCTTGCAGTGCTAAAAAGACAGGCAGAACCTAAAACCTTGGCATTGCCATAGACCCTAGCATATTCAAAAAGATAACTATTATGAGAAAGATGCGCATTGCCATAAACATGGGCTTCAATTGAAACGCGACTATTGCCATAGACACGAGCCTTGCCATAAACATACCCAGATACAGAGGCATTGTTATAAACAAATGCATTGTCATATATTTGTGCATATTGAGAAATGAAAGCCTGATCACAAATTTGTGCATTACCATAGACTTGACCACACACTTGAGACTGATGACGTATTTTTGCATTCTCAAAAACACGAGCATATCCATAAACCCATGCATCATCATAAACCCAACAATTGCCATCATGAGAGAGGTTGATTTCCCTTTCAATAAAGCCCCCAAGGTCACCCGCCTTGACATCATCAAAATCTCTTAAAGCACGAATGCGATAAAGCTTGGTAATTTTTTGTGTCATTTTATCTTTCAATTGTTTCATTTCATTTGTTAATTGGTATTTTTTAGACATAACAAACGCCTCACAATTTCGATTGTGAAAAAAGTTGAACGGAAAATTTGAGAGAAAGGGGCGCCCCGCAGCACCCTAGATGTTTAAAAAGGCTTTATTCCGTAGCCAGATAATTCTTATTTCATTATGGGAAAGCTGCTCTACATAAGCTCTTGTTTTAATATCATCACTTGTCTTTTCTAGAATCATAACAATGCCATGATTGGCATTTTCACAAACATGGAGATGATTTATCACACGGGCATGATCATAAATTCTTGCATTACCATAGACATGAGCATGGTCATAAATGATCGATTTACCAAAAACGCATGCCTTTCCATAAACAGAACCAGCGATAACAGAGTTATTATAGACCCTAGCATCTTGAGAAACATGCCCCGGATTTAAAACCAGAGCATCCCCATAAACCCAGCAGTTGCCATCATGAGAGAGGTTCTTTTCATTTTCGATAAAGCCACCTAGTTGACCCGCCTTGACATCAGAAAAGTTTCTTAAAGCTTTAATGCGATATAATATACGATTAGCAAAGAGACGTGTTTCATTTGTAAATTCATATTTTTTAGATACATCTGTAGTGGACATAGGTTCTTCCCTAATCTAAATAATTGCTAAAATTTGAATGAAAGGGTTTGGAAAGTAGGCGCCCCGCCGCGCCCGTGGTGTTATTCACGCTGCTTCATTTTCAACAATTTTTACAACTGTATCATCTTCATAAATTTCACAATCCTCAGGAATCCCATATAAATAGTAAGGGTTTTGTTTGTGATATGAATAACCATCTCTTTTTAATCTTGCATTGCCATGTACCAACCCCCTAATAGTGTGATAACCAGTCACTTTTGCATTGCCATAAACAGAACCGTAGACCTCAGTATAACCTCCCACACTAGCATTGCCATAAACCTTGCCATAAATTTTTGCTGCCCCATTAACAACGGCATTCTCATAAACTTTTGCCTTTGCTTTAATACGAGCAGAGCCCAACACCCTAGCATTGCCATAAACTATAGCATTATGATAAACCCATGCTTTATTGGAAATACGAGCATTACCACAAATATGGGCATTCAAATAAATGCGGGTTTGGTCACAAACATGGGCATTTCCATAAACCAAGCCACCCACAGCAGCATTGTCATAAACCCTTGCATTTTCAAAAACACGACCAGGCTTTAAAACATATGCGTTATCAGCAACCCAGCAATTGCCATCATGAGAGAGATTACTTTCATCTTCGATAAAACCACCCAATTGACCGGCTTTAATATTATCGAAATCTCTTAAAGCTCTAATTCGATAAAGGGTGCGATTACCAAAGACACGCGTTTCATTTGTAAATTCATATTTTTTAGTTACAACTGTACTAGTCATGAGAAAACCCAATCTAAATATCTAATAAATTTTAATGAAAGTTAGAGAGGGGCGCCCCCGCCGCGCCTTTCATTTACGTTGTTTTTTTACAGATGGCACATCACAAATGAAATTTCACCATAAGGAGAGAGCCGCTCTGTATAAACATTTTCTCTTGTATTGCCATAGGCATTTTTAGTAACAATAGCCATGCCATAGGCACTTGCATTTTCATAAATATGAACATTACTTATAATTTTTGCACTATCAAAAACCCGCGCGTTATCATAAACATGCGCATTGGCATAAACCTTGGCAAAATCATAAACCTTGGCATTTCCATAAACCAAGCCACCCACAGAAGCATTGCCATAAACCCTAGCGTTATCATAAACACGACCAGGTTTTAAAACAGTAGCATCATCACCAACCCAGCAATTTCCATCATGAGAGAGGTTGCTTTCATCTTCAATAAAGCCCCCCAATTGACCGGCTTTAATATCATCGAAATCTCTTAAAGCACGAATGCGATAAAGGGTATGATTGTTTAATACACGGGTTTCATTTGTAAGTTCATATTTTTGGGATACAATTTTGGATGCAGTTATAGCGGTCATAGGTTTACTCCTATTCTAAATAATTAATAAATTTTGAATGAAATGTTCTTTAAAAAGGGGGCGCCCCCGCCGCGCTCGCGCGTTTATTTACGCAGCGTCTTTTATGGATTGATCATCACCACAAATATCATCACGAATTTTTATATGGCTATTAACCACGGCGTTGCCATAAATTTTTACATGATGATCGATATTTGATTTTCCATAAACCTTTGCATTCTCATAAATTCTTGAGAAGCAACCAACGCGCGCCGAGCCAGAGACCTTTGCATTTCCATAGACGCTTGCATAATCCTTAATCCATGCATTGCAAAAAACATGCGCATTGTCATAAACAGAAGCATAGACATGAATACGTGATTTACCATAGATTTGTGCATTGCCATAAACATAGCCACAAACATGGGCATTATCATAGACCCTAGCATTGTCATAAATTTTTGCACCATCAGTAATAATAGCTTTATTGCAAACCACGGCATTACCAAAAACTTGCCCAGCGATTTTCGTATCATCATAGATTTTAGCATTCTCATAAATGCAAGCATCATTACCAAAAACCCATGCCTTTCCATTTATAGTAGCATTTCCATAAACCTTGGCTTGTCTAAAAACTTTAGATTCTTGATAAATTTTAGCATTCTCATAAAGCTTGGCATTCAAAAAAACCGCGGCATTGTCATAAACCCAGCAATTGCCATCATGAGAGAGGTTCTCTTCATTTTCAATAAAGCCACCCAATTGACCAGCCTTAACATCATCAAAATCTCTTAAAGCTCTAATGCGATGTAAAGTGATCCCATCAACAGTGAAGTTTTCAGTTGTTAATTCATATTTTTTGGATGATGTTTTCTTATTAACAGTAGCAACCATGCTAGTGTCTCCTTAACGTAAAATAGTTTTGAATTGACACCTATAAAGGCATCGGGCGCTCAAAACACGGCGTTAAGTCCGTTGCTTACACTTTCCCCATAAGGGTATTGTATGGTGTAAGCACACCCGACAGAATCTTAATATACTAACAAGAGCATAAAAGACAGTCAGTATTTTAAAGGCATGGAAGAGGCTGTTTCGTAACCTATCCGCTTAACGTAAGTGTTTTGATCACTTGATTATTTATATACCAAAATACGTATTTATTGTCAATTATATTTTATTATTTTTTGTATTTTTTTATGCTTATTTTTTATCATATTGTGTATAAATATGCGTCATATGACTATCAATATTTTCTGTTTTATTGTGTTTATTTGACTCTATATTACGCAATTGCGTTATTTTCTCTTTTAAACTTCATAATAACTAAAAACGCTCTCATAATGCCTATTTTAAACTTTATAACGCATTATCATTTTATTGAATGCCTTGTGAATATTTTTTGTGAATTTTTTATAAGAGGTTTGTAATTTAAACAGCTTTAATAGGCACCGCGCTCTTATAACCAGCGCTTTTCATTCAAATCTATAGTTTTGATTCATTCTCTAGAGAAATCGCATCATGTTCATATAACAAAGGATAATATGATCATGCGGTTTTTATCTATTATAAGAAGATCTAAAGAACCTATTGAATTATTATATCCTTATCAAAATCTCTTTTTATAGGCTTTTGTCAATTTTGTTAGTTTTGTC